AATATTTCTCTGCTTCTGCATCTGTTGCAAATGAAAAAATTTGTTTTAAATATGCAGGTTTATTATATTGATATTTTTCATCATTTGGTGTAATCCAACGACTCTCACCACCACAAATACCTAGCAATGCACATTTCTGTTCTTTAGTTGTTAATCCAACTTTGTCAGCTGCAGCAAGAAGTGCTTTAATACCCTGAGTAGAAAGAGCAGCATTTGGAGATTCCTTTGGTGGTGGTACTGTAGGTATAGATGAATTTACAGGAGTTTTCTTTAAAGTATCTTTTGGTGCAAATGGATTTATACTGTTTATAAAGTCATTAACTTTAGTGTTTTGAAGTGCTTCTAAGTTAGATGGTGCTGCCTCAAAGGTTACAATATTTTCTTCGTATTTTACTACTGGTTTACTAATTGTAATTTTAGTACCACTATCAATTGAAACAATAGTAGTTTCTGCTGGGATACCAAAAGCCACAACTTTCATGTTCGGCTTTAAATCTTTTGTTAAATTGGTAGAATCATATTCTGGATCATAAAATGTTAACTGCACCCCAGTAGTTGGTCCAGGAATAGTTCTTAATAATATCTTTTCTACTTTTACGGCAGAAGTAATTGGTGTGTTATCATCTGCATCAATAGGTGCAGGTGTAGAAGGAATTCCTCCAACTGTACCAATCATAATTGGTTGTTGGTGATTATCATCAGCAAATATAATAATAACAGAAGTTCCTTCAACTGGTCCAATTGGAGATGAACCAATTCCATTCATTGCAGCAGAAGTAACTGGCTGCATTGGATGTGCCCATGGTAAATCAGCAGTTGGTAGTTGAGATTTATCATGCGTGTGTAGTCCAACAACTCGGACTTGACAACGACCAAGTTTCAATGGGTCAATTCTATTTTCTACGACACCATAGTAAAAATTCATTATTTGTTCCTATTCATATCCATCTGAGAAGATTCTTTAATTAGTTGCATATGGCACTCATGTTTTTCTCTATCAACATGGTGATTTATAGCTGCAATTAAATAGTATCCTGAAAACATTTTATCAGTTGTATCTTTATCTTTAACAGAGAATGGTTCTATTCTATTCAAAACCACTCCGACCTTTTGTCCAACTGTATAATCTGTTCTTCCTGGAACTGTGATATCTAATTTATTGGCTTCTGCCAATTTCATTGTTGAAATTCTTTGTTGGAAAGACTTGGCATTAGTGACATCTTCAAATCCATTAAAATTGCCGAAATCTTTTGGAAAATTAATAAGAGTTGAGTTTGATCTAAAGATGGCTCTGTCAGAATTTACTGGATACTTATTTAAATGTTTTTGGTCTGGGAATCGATCAAACATATTATAGTTTTTAACTGAATATGTTTTCTTTGTAACATCATACATAATCCGTCTTGATGATAACATACCATTACTAATTCTATCCATATAATCATATGCTACTGGAATACTGATGTCAGTAATTCTTTTAAAATCTTCATTTACATTTCGAACATCTTTTCCACTCGGTAGTTTATCACGAGTATATTTGTCATAGGTAAACTCTTGGTACATCTTACCCTGATACAATTGTTCCAAACTAATAAAATAGAATCCATCTCTGTTCTCAAAGAAAACATAGTTTGGAGTTTTATTCATATTTACTGCATGTTCGCACAAATACTGAATGTTTTTAACTGGAGACCAATAGTTAGAAATGTATTTTACATTACTCAATGTCGGTTCAACATAAACTTTCTTTTTAGTTTCTAATCCAAAAACTTTATCTTCAAGAAATGGTTTAACTAAATCTGAAACTTTATCTCCAAAAACTCGACTAACCTTTTTATTAAGATCAGTTATAGCCTCAACAGAAACAAAGTGCATTTGGTAAATTACGGAACGATCACCTAACAATTCTCTATCCGTCAGTTTATAGATGTAGTAACTACCCTTAAGACCATTAATTTTACCAGCTAAACCTGGAGTTGTGATATCCAATTCAAGATATTCCTCACCGATAAATGGGAATAGGTTAATAAAATCTAATGATTCTTTAACAATTATACTACCAGTTATAAATGGCGAGAACAAATCTTCATAAAATTGAACAGTTAAAACTTGAGTTGTGATGTCCTGCCCAAAACCTTTTTGGGTAGTTATTTTAACTTTGTTAATGCTGACATCGCCAGCAAATCTCAATTGTTGACTAGAAGCCATTATATCAATTCTTTAAATTGTGTCAATACACTCGTTATTAATTCTGGAGAAATTATTTTAATTCTTCGTTTGGCTTCGTTTAGAGATCTTTCATAATCATCATTAGATACTGATACAGCACCAGTAGCAGTGGAGTTTACAACAAATCCTGCAGCATTAACATAATGACGAATATAACTTTGTTTATTTGTAGTGTTAATAGTTAAAGTTCCGCTAGCAGTTCCTGTTGGCGCAGAAGATGAAATGTATGTGAATCTATTAGCATCGATTACAGAAGCTACATTATATGTGCCATTTGGTGCATTTGTAGAAGCCACAGCTCCAGTAACAGTAAGAGATGTTGTTGGAGAAACTTGTAATCCATGAAGTGGAACTGTCACAGTGACAGTACTACCACTATATGACCAAGAAGTAGATGTTAAAGTTGGATTATATTCATTAGCGATATGTTTCACCAATGCAAATTCAGTTAATGGAAAATCAGAGGTATAATCATGTTTCTGATTTGCCAACATAATGATCCAGTGATATTCTGGATTACCATATATCTTCTCAGCAATGATTTCTGGAGTCTCTCCATCAACAATATCATACTCATCGTAGAGAGCAATATTTTCTAACAGTTCTTTTCTGAAACGAATATTTCTAGTTATGTCAGTGGTGACTGTTGTTTTTGTAGTATTGCCATATTTGAAGTCGTATAAAAACTTTGGAAATTGATCGAAGTACATTATAAACCCTCTGAAATTTTGTCTTTGGTAAGAAGAGCAAGTTCTTGGAACATCATAGTTAAATTAATCTGAGTTGGCATACCATTTGGGAATGTAGTAAATGCACCATTAGGTGTATAGTTAACCGACAATTCTTTTAATACGCAAGATGTATGACGATGAATATTTGGGTTTTCTATTCCATTATTATAGTAAAAGATATCAAATTCAGATGGGTAAATGTAAATAAAATTATTGTTATCTTTAAATTCTGGATGCATATGAAACTTAAAAGTTTTAATAATGTTTAAAACATTCTGCGCTTCTTCTGGGCTTCTTGGAAAAAATTGATAGTCAAAACTAAATGATCTGAAATCAACTCCTTTAAATATCTGTTCCTTTTTAGGATTTGAAGCCATACCAGTTGCAGCGGATAAACCTGCTGCATTTGGACCTTTTGATAAAGCCAAATTTGTAATTATGGCTTGTGCTGGATCTGCTAATCCTTTAGCAGATCCAGCTTTAACTGCTGCAGTTAATTCTTGGGATGCTGTTGTTGCCATTTGAAGAATACCAGTATCTTCATCACCCCACTGCATACCATATCTAATCTGTAGCTGATTTGGTACATGCATGGCAATGGCAGTTTTTAATCTTCTCTGAGCACGAGATGCCGATGCAGCCATTGTTGTAGTAGTTATTGCACCAACTTCTGCTAAAACTGCAGCAGTTCCAGAAAGTTTACCAACACCAAGTGCTTCTCCAAGAACTGCACCACCAGCGATTAATCCTGTTTGTGCGAAACCTAATTTTTCAGTTGTTAAATTTTGAGCAATAAGATCTCCACGATCTCTTGGTGTAATATTGTCTACAAAATTATCTGCTTTTAATGATTTTGCTAATTTAGAGTCAACTGCAATATTAATATAAAATATAACATAGTTTCCGCCATATTCTATTCCTCCGTTTGACAACAAATCATTTGGATATGTATGTTGACTAACTTGATACGGAGAAGATTCAGCATTCCCTTTATGAAGTTCTGCTCCTCTAGTACTACCCATATTAGGTGGTGCAGACTGTGTTACTGAAGGAGATGATTTAAATTGATTTGCTATTCCAGCAAGAGGTGCGACCATTTTCGTTCCTAACCTAAATATGGTTGTTATTATCCTAATTAGTTATTTATGTTCCACAAGAGAAAGTATATTCCTATATTCCCAGAAAAATATTCAGGGGATCCTTCAAACATTATTATGAGGTCGAGTTGGGAGACCAGATTTGCTTCTTGGTGTGATAAGAATCCTAGTGTATTAAAGTGGAATTCTGAGGAAACTATTATACCCTATAAATGTCCAACCGACAATCGTATTCATCGGTATTTCGTGGATTTTAAGATTACCGTAACTACAGGTAAAACCTATCTGGTCGAAGTCAAACCAAAAACACAAACCCAACCACCTATTTATCCAGGAAAGAGAACCCAACGATATCTACAGGAGTCTTTAGCCTTTATGAAAAATCAAGCAAAGTGGGAAGCAGCAAGCGAATTTGCAAAGGATAGGGGATGGGAGTTCAAAATTATAACTGAACACGAGTTGGGTCTAGCACCTAAATAAGAGTATGGCTCAAAAATCACCAATGCTCGATGTATTCGAACGAAACAAATATG